TAAAGATGTTGATGATAGGCATCAAACATGGTTTATAGATGAGTTTGAAACATTTTGTAAACACAAAGCATTAGAAGCGGCAATTTTAGCAAGTGCTGATTTGCTTGAAAAGGGTGACTACGGGCCAGTTGAACGAAAAATTAAAGAAGCAGTTCAAATTGGACTTGCTAAACATATGGGTACTGACTATTGGGAATCACCAGCAGAGCGTATTGAACGTGTTCGTAATCAACGAGGAGCACAAAGTACAGGTTGGAGAGATATCGATAATAAATTATATGGTGGATTTAATAGAGGAGAACTAAACATATTTGCCGCACCATCTGGTGGTGGTAAGAGTTTGTTCTTACAGAATTTAGCACTTAACTGGTCGGTTGCAGGATTAAATGTTGTTTACATTACTTTGGAACTTAGTGAAGAATTATCTAGTATGCGGTTAGATAGTATGATTACTGGATATAATACACGTGAAGTATTTAAAAATAAAGATGACGTAGACTTAAAAGTACGAATGAAAGGCAAAAAGGCTGGTAAATTACAAATTGTACAACTTCCTAATGGTATTACAATTAATAGTGTTACTAGTTATTTGCGTGAATACGAAGTTAAAAATGAAGTTAAAATAGATGCAGTATGTGTTGACTATTTAGATCTTATGATGCCAGCTCAAAGTAGAGTAAATCCAAGTGATTTATATATTAAAGATAAGTTTGTATCAGAAGAAATGCGTAATTTTGCATTGGAACATGATATATTGTTTGCTACAGCATCTCAATTAAATAGAGGTGCAGTAGAAGAAGTAGAATACGATCATTCGCACATTGCAGGTGGATTAAGTAAGGTGCAGACAGCAGATAATGTAATTGGTATCTTTACAAGTCAAGCAATGCGTGAACGTGGGCGTTATCAAGTACAATTTATGAAAACACGTAGCAGTAGTGGTGTAGGACATAAAGTAGATCTTAAATTTGATATAGCAGGATTGCGTATAAGTGATTTAGACGACGAAGATAAAGGAACTACAATGGATGGACCTAGTGCTATGTTTGAAAAGATTAAAGCAAAGAACAAAATAACACATCAAGAAAAAAATATTGCAGAAAATAGTATTGTAGATAATACAATAGAGGGACATGACAAATTACGCAGTATGCTAAAAAGAAGTAATAGTTGATAAATACTATATAGGTAACTATTACCGGAGAATATAGACATGAAAAAACGTACTCGTAGCTTATTAGAGGAAATTAACTCTTTAGCACCGAAAAAAGATAAGACTGCTATACTAGAAAGTAAAGGTAACAATGCTATTAGTAGTATTATTAACATATTAGAAATGATAGAATCTAATTATGACGACGATACAGCTCAAGATCTTACTAAACGTATCATGTTAAGTATTAAAAATAGGGACCCAGAACGTTTTAACAGAGGTGTTAAAAAGATTCGGAGACCTAGATGAAGATAGAAGATATTTTAGCAGGAACTAAGAAACGTAAACCAAGAATCTTAAGAAATTGGAGATTAAAAGGTAAAAGTTTATATACTCCAACAGCAAAAACCCTAAATGAAAATGCTAGAATTCAGCATCTAGAAGATCTTATTCTGGGACAAGACGGCCAGGCAGGCAGTGCAGGTGCTAAAAAAGCCATTGCTACATTACATCAAATAGAACAACAACCTAATTCAGTTACTATTAAATGGGACGGCTCACCAGCCGTTATTTTTGGACGTAATGAAAAGGGTGAATTTGTACTTACAGATAAAAGTGGATTTACTGCAAAAGGATATGACGGTAAAGTTACAAGTGCTGATGGGTTAGCAAATATGCTATTAAGTAGAGGTACTGAAAAACCAAGTCCAGATCGTAAAGAATTTGCAAATAATATGAAAAACATATGGTCTAAAGTAGAAGGTACTGTACCTGGAGACTTTAGAGGATATGTACATGGTGATTTACTTTGGTTAGCAAAACCTCAGGTAAAAGATAATAAAATAACATTTACACCAAACACCACAACATATGCAGTAAAGGCTGACAGTGATATTGGTAAAAAGATAGCTAGTAGTGACGTAGGTGTAGTAGTACATCAATCTATTGGGCTAGATGGTGAAAAGAGTAATGTAGATATGAGCCATTTTCAAGGTGGGCAAACTTATATTATGCCTCCAGTAATGGTAACAAAATCTCCAGGTGTAGATATTCCAGCCGTAGACGAATTAGAAGATTATCTAAGTAAAAATGCAGGAGCAATTGATAAATTGTTTAATGTACCTGCTGAATTAAAAATGGCAGACTTTGGTAAAATATTGTATGCATACATTAATTCATCAGTTAAGACAGGTGGTTTAGATAATCTAGGTTCAGATTTTATGAAATGGGTAGATGGTAGTAAACTATCTGCTCCTAAAAAACAACGTTTAGGCGAATACGTAAATAAGAACATAGATGGATTTAATGCAACGTTTAATTTTATTAAAGGAATTAAAAAAGTAAAGAATCAAGTTATTAGAGCATTAGATTCACAAAAAGCAGATATAGAAGCATACACAGCAGGCCAAAGAGGCGGCGAAGGGTATGTAGTAGACAAAGATGTTAAGTTAGTTAATAGAGCAGGCTTTACAGCGGCTAATATGGCTAAGGAAAGATAATGTATACTAAGGCGAGTAAACAGCATCTAGAAGAAGCTGGAATGACTCGTTGGCAACATTTTAAACATGCGGTAAGTATTGCGTATCGTATGGAACTAGCGGCAAGTGTAGTTTTTATTCATGCATTTTGGCCAGGATTGTTTAAAAATTTTGCTACAAATACATGTAAAAAAATTATAAGTGAGAAGAAAATATGAATGATATAGTAGAACAATATTCAGAAGAAAGTGTAAAAAAGGGATTAGAGTTTATTCAAACTCTCGGTGAAGCTCGTATGTTTAAAACAAAGCATCAATTAGCAGGTGCTGGTGCAAGATCTCTTACAGATCATTTATTTGTAGGTCTGATGAGTCTTTATGCTATGTCAAATGATTATAAGTATGCTCCTGTAGCAAAACAGTATGCACGTAGAACAGGTATGTATGGTGGATTTGGTAGACCTAGTCCAAGTGGAACAGATGTATATCAAACACTTCATGCACTTTTAAAACCTAAAGGGTTAGTAGATTCTGAAGCAGATAAGTTATTACTTGCTAAAGTAAAAATAAATCAGCCTAAGATGAGACAATTTTTAAAAATGTTGGAAACTGGAAAAGTAAATCCAGGCCAAGCAAGATCATTTTTTTATAAACTAGAAAAGAATTTAGCAATACAGGATCCAAAATTAAAAGCGGCAAGACGATTAGTTGGTGATTGGAATAATTTAAGCACTATGCAACAACAGTTAGCGGCTACACAATTGAATAAGCATTATAGAATAAATGCTAGACGTAGTGATTTAACTCCATTGTTTAAAAACTATTCAGAAGAAAATAATTTACAAGTAGGAGCACAAGAAAAGAAAAGCATTGGAAAACGTATTGCACGTGGAGCGGCGGCATTTGCGGCAGGTTATACAGCTGGTAAATTAACTGGCATGGACCAAAAAAGAGGCTTCAAGTAGGTCTTTAATATGCATGGAAGAATAAATGGGAACAAGCAGACCAGTAGAAGTTTTAACAGGATCTACGGATTTTTATACAGTATATACACTTATAGATATTACAGATTCGGGTGTAGTTAGTCCTAAAGTAGACGCTAAAGGATTTTTTCAAGCCCAAAATTTAAATACTTTTATTCAAAGTATAAGTTTAAGATCTCAACCTGTGTTAAGCAGTGTTGATATATTAAGTGCAAAAGATTTATCTAACTATCAATTTGGTAGTAATTTTACCGGTTTGCACGATATATGGGTTCTTAAATTTGCTAGTGAAACAGCAGATGCTTGGAAAAAAGAGAATAATAGTGTTTATATGTTAGAAGATGATTTTAATACGATGCCAATTCATATAACTTTAGATGAAACAGCACTTATCAATCCTGAAATCATAGATACAAAGACAGTGAATAAAAACACATACTTTAAATTCAGCGAAAACATATAAATACGATAAATACTATAAGTGCAATGATGTACTTATTATAAATCAGCTCTTTTAAGACGCTGTCAAAGATTGTGAGAACAAAATATGGCAATAAACCAGTCAAGACTTGAGCGTGAAAATCTAGAGGCACATGTAGATTTATGTGCGGAGAGATATCGCGTGTTAGAAGAAAAATTAAACAGATTAGAGACTAAGGTTGATACTTTGACAGATGAAGTAAAAAAATTAGCAGAAAAACAACATGCAGGTGCATTGTCTAGTAATAAACTAGTTATTGGCGCCGCGGCTACAGTGATTGCAGGGTTGCTTTCAACTGTAGTATTATTACTAATAAATCAGAATATAGCTACGACGTTGGTTGGTGGATAACATTATGTTCTTAAACGAATCATACAACACAGTTGTTTCAGAGGCAAAAGTAATTTTTAGAAAAAGAGGCAAGAAAGTTATAAGAGCGTTTCGTTGTACAGTAGGCCCACGTAAAGGCAGACCAGTACAGAATCCATCGCAATGTGCGGCTCCTATAAACTTAAAAAAGAGATTTGTATTGAGAAGAACAAGAGCACAAAAAGGTGCTCGTATGATGAAGAAAGCACAAAGAACAAAACGATTAAGTCCAGCAAGTCGTATTGTTGCAAGGCTAAATAAAGCTAGAGGGTAGAGTAATTATGGAAGTAACAAATAACAGTACAATTGAAAGTGTTATAGACTTTGCAAACGTTAAGTTTGGAATGGAAGTAACAAGAGATCAAATTTCTGAACAATTAAAAAAATTATCATTTTCAGAAACATTAAAACTTATTAACTCAATTAAAGCAGATGACAATGACGCATTTTCAGAAATTATTGATTTAAGTTCCTTCTCAGAAGCAGTTTATAATGGAGATGATAACCTAGCTTCAATTAAAATAATAGATATAGCAAAAGAAAAAACAAAACAACACACGTTACCACGAATTGATACAGAAAAGTATCAAGAACGTGATGGGCTAGAGGGTCCTATTGCAACACGAAGTGGTAAAACAGTTTATTACGATCCAAAAGAAGGCAAATATTATGATCCAGATACGGATATGTATATAGCTGACGAAGATATGATAGCATTAACTCGTGGACCTTCTTTTGAAGGTAAAGACGAAGTAGATCCTTTTTCAAAAGAAGGCTGGGCAAAGTATAAAAAATACAAAACTGGATCAAAAACTAGCGACATGATGGATAAAGAAGATAAGGAACGTGGTAATAAAAGATACGGAAAATATGAAGATGGAGTTTGGCACAGTCACTCAACTTCTGATCCAAAAAAATGGCAAGAATTAATAGCAAAAGGTTACACATTAGTAGAAGATGATCCAACAATGACTCCAGCAACATTAAGAATAAAAAAATTAGCAGGACTTAAAGAAGGTCCAGGAGCTGTATATACAACAGATGCAGGACCAAATGGTGAAATGTCTTCGCCTACAATGCATGG